CAACGTCAACGCCAAGGCCTATACGGAATCTATGGGATTCCAAAATTATGGTAATGTCAACGTTGCAGCCTATACACAAACACAATCATATACTAATTATTCAAATGTCAACGTTGCAGCCTATACACAAACACAATCATATACTAATTATTCAAATGTCAACGTTGCGGCCTATCTAACTTCATATACCGGTAATGTTGGCGGTACATTGTCAAATGCTAGCCAACCTTATATTACAGCACTAGGAACTATCTCATCAGGTACATGGACAGCCGGAACAATTGGGGTTGCCTATGGTGGTACCGGCGCAACCTCTACATCAGGTGTGGGCGGTGCATTAGATAATCTACTACCAAGTGGTGAGCAAACAGGTTATGTATTGACCACTAGTGGCGCTGGTAGTTATTATTGGGCAGCAGGCGGTGGTGGTGGTGGTACAACTGTTGGACAAAGTTTAACTACTTTACGTCAATCAAATGCTATCGTAAGCAATACCACGGTGATTGGCCTAGCGGGTATCAGCTATACTCCTGGTGCTGGACAGTTGCGTGTGTATGTTAACGGTGTGCGACAATTTCCAGCGGCATACACAGAAACCAGCAATGTCAGTTATACCTTAAGTGCTAATGTAGTATCAGGTGATACGGTATTTGCAGAGATTGACGCATTTAGTTCATTTAATAATTATGCTAACCTAACCTATGCAAGTAATGTTGGTAATATTAGTGCATCTGGACTAACAGTTCAATCTGCAATCGCCAGTTTAGAAAACAACAAAGCACCACTAGCAAGCCCGGTGTTTAGTGGAGTAACAACCATTGGCGGCAATTTGGTAGTACAAGGTAACTTATTTGTCAATGGTAATCTAACAACTATCAATGCTAATAATTTAGTCATCAGTGACAGCATGATCTATCTAGCTGATGACAATCCGGCAGATACATTAGATATTGGCTTCGTCAGCGCATTTACCAGTGCTGTTCGTTATCAACACACTGGTTTGGTTCGTGATGCTACAGACGGAACATGGAAATTATTTGCCAACGTAGTCTCTGAGCCAACTTCAACAATTGACTTTACTAATGCTAACTATAGCAATATTAAAGTTGGTAATATAGAAACAACTAGTGCTAATATTACTGGCACTATAAGCCAAAATGGCATTGTTGGTGGCATTGTCCCAATTGGTGGTATTATTATGTGGAGCGGTAGTGTTCCTACGATACCAACAGGTTGGGCACTGTGTAACGGTACTAACGGAACACCGGATTTACGTGATAGATTTATCGTGGGTGCTGGTGGATCGTATGCTAATGCTGCGGTAGGCGGTACAGCAAATTCTATTGTGGTAAGCCACACACATACAGCAAACGTAACAGATCCAGGGCACTTCCATGATTATGGTGGTAGTCGACAAGTTCAAGCGGGTGCAGATAATAGTGGTCCGTTAGTTAACGGAAATGGTACCACAACCAGTACTGCTTCAAAAACTACAGGTATTACTGTAGGTATTAGTACAGAAGGTTCCGGTGGTACAAATCAAAACTTACCACCATACTACGCACTGGCATACATAATGAGGACTAGCTAATGCCATTAACACAGATTAGGCGAGCGGTTATTGATGAACAATTTAGTGGGGTGACCCCAATTGGTGGAATCATCATGTACAAAGGTGCTATCGCGGACTTGCCCAGCGGTTGGTCGTTCTGTGATGGAACAAATGGCACACCTGATCTGCGTAATAAGTTCATCATCGGTGCAAGTGCAGACAGTGGTGGTCAGGCTAACACTACAGTTACAGGATCAACTACTAAACTAGGCGGCACAGCTAATGCTATTGTAGTAAGTCATACCCATACAGCAACAGTTACAGACCCTGGTCATACTCATGTCCTTAGCCCAGCAATTCAAAGTGCAAGTGGAACAGATGGTAACCCTAACAAAGTATCTGGAGGCACAGGAAGTACTAACATTACGGCAAATGGTGCAACGACAGGTATTACTGTAACCAACTCAACTGAAGGCTCTAGCGGCACAAATCAAAACTTACCACCATACTATGCCCTGGCATTTATCATGCGTATCAGCTAGGCAATAAAATCAAAGTTAATAATTGTTCTATGTAGATAATTGACTGGGCTGTTACCAGAATGATATTGGTGCCCATCAAACAACACGCCATTACCTCTTACAGGTGTGTATCTAAAACATTCAGTAACATCATCATCTCTGAGAGTTGGTTGCCCTTGTGCGGGATCATAGCGTTCATTGAAAAATACTGAATCACCGTCGCTGTCACTGACATAATAGATCAGAGTTTTGTATGGTTCAGCATTAGGTAAATCGATATGTGGAGGATTGAACATTGAGGAATCTATGCTGGGATCTCTCAAAGTTCGCCTAGCACGTACTCGCAACATACGTTGGATTTCAAATCCCTCGTGATATTCTAAAAATAGCAGTATAGGGCGTATTCTTTCCCAATGATGGCTAACAATATTGCCAGATTCAATAAAGGTGTGGGATAAGCCAATTGGATTTATAATTTTAGGGTTTTTAAAGGTAATAGGCTCGCCATATTCTATAGCAATCTTATCATAAAAACTCCATTGGAAAGCACCTGGATTATTGATTAAATGTTCTATTTCATTTTGATATGATGTTGGAAGGAATGATTCTATTACTTTCATACGGATATTTACCTTGTTATATGTAATATACTACTATAATATTGATACGGTGTCAAGTCATTTTATCCAATCTCGTATAAATACTACTAAACACACATCAAACGCCCAAGGGGATATGGAACCGCAGGCTTTAAAATAGTGTAAAATTATTATTATTGCGGAGCTTTCCATGTCTAATTTGACAAGAATTAAAAATAATCAGATCGTAAATTCTACGATCATAGCCAGCCAAAAGATAGCAGCTGGGACCATCACAGGTAGTCTATTTTCCAGTAATGTTACTGTACCAGGTGACTTGTTAATCTCAGGTAACTTGTTTGTCCTAGGTACCAGTGCCTATACTACTATTGCGTCGACCAACACCTACGTTAACGATCCGTTGATCGTTCTTAATAATGGTTTTGCAGGTACTAACACCTACGATGAAGGCTTTGTTTTTAATCGCGGTAGCTTACAAAACCGTGCTTTACTCTGGAGCGAATATTTCCAAGAGTTCCGACTAGTTGGTACTACAGAAACTGGTACTACCTATGGTAACGTAGCAGTCAGCAACTATGCTAACTTACATATTGGTAACTTGATTGTTGATTATGCAATCACTCATACGGGAGATTTCTTCACAAATGGATTTATCAACACCACAGCTAACATCTCAGCAGCAGTTGGTGTATTTGGTGCAGTCAATTCAACAGGATTAATAAATACCACAGGTAACGTTTCCGCAAGCCAAGTATCTGTTGCTACATTAAATGCCACAGGATTCATCAACACAGCAGGTAACGTCAGTGCTGCGACTGGTTTATTTGGAGCGATAAATTCAACAGGCCTTATCAATACCACTGGTAACTTATCAGCAGTTACAATTAATGCCGCAACAGTTAACACTTCAGGTAACGTCCTAGCCGCAGTATTCAATGGTGGTGCACTTAACGTTTCAGGCAACGTATCCGCCAGCACAGTTCTAGCACAGCTAGTCACAGCAGATGATGCTACATTTGGTAATGTGGTAGCAGGATTCGTTGGTAACACAGGCACTGAGTTTACTGGTGCAAGTATCAACTTGTCAGGCAATGTATCAGCCAGCACGGTTCTAGCACAGCTAGTCACGGCAGATGATGCTACTGTTGGCAACTTAGCCGCTGGATTCGTTGGTAACGCAGGAACGGTATACACTGGCGCAACGATCAACTTGTCAGGTAATGTTCTTGGCGGACTAGCACAATTTTCCGCAATTAACTCAACACCAATTGGTAATGCTACTGCATCAACTGGCGCATTTACAACACTAAGTGCTAGCCAAAACTTCTATGCAAACGCCAGCATAGCAACAACAGCACAAGGCATTGGTGCAGTCGTAGTTCCAAATGGCGGTATCAGCGTAGCTGGTGCGGCTAACGTTGCTGGCGCATTAACGATTGGCGGTGCTACACAATTAAACAGCACATTAGGTGTTGGTGGAATCACAACGTTTACTAACTCAACTAATGCAACAACTATTACCGATGGTGCTGTGATAATCCAAGGTGGTGCTAGCGTTCTTAAAGACTTGTATGTTGGTGGCAATTTATATGCGGCTAACATCGTTGGTGTAAGTGCCAATGTCATTACTGTTGAAGATCCGTTGCTATTCCTAAAACCAAGTTATACATTCCCATACAACTATGACATTGGTGTTTACTCAGCATTTACTGGCACTGGATTAACTACAGCTGGTAATGTTCTCCAACACACAGCCATAGTCCGTCATCAGGAAACTAACACTTGGACCTTTGCAAGTAATCTTGCTGAGCCAGGTGCTGGCCATGTGGTATTTGATAATAACACAGTCTACGATCCAATCAAAGCAGGTAACTTAACTCTAGTTAATACAACAGCATCAACTACTACAGGCACAGGTGCTTTAATTGTAGCTGGTGGTGCTGGTATCGCTGGTGCAGTTACAGCAGGTTCATTTAACACAGCCGGTAATGTATTAGCCAGTGATATTAGTGGTGCAAGTCTAAATGTATCAGGTAACGTATCAGCTACAGAATTAAACACAGGCACAATCAAAGCAACTGGATTAATTAATACACTTGGTAATATTTCAGCAAGTAGAATTAATGCAGATACATTAGCGGCGACTGGTACAATCTGGGCTAATTCGTCAACAGCAAGTACTAACACCTCAACTGGTGCACTAGTATTAGCAGGCGGCCTAGGTCTAGCTGGTAATATATTCCAAGGTGGCGCATACTTAGATACAAGCTCAAGCAACTATATCTTAGCAGGTACCCCAACAACAGTTGACGCATTTAAAAATGCAACCACACTTAACTTAGGTGCTGATAGTGGAACATTAACTATAGGTAATCCGACTGTAGTTGGTACACAGGCCACACAGGCATTATACAATACTGTCGCAACAACCTTAAACGCATTTGGAGCTGCAACTACACTTAACTTAGGTGCTACTAGCGGTACAGCAACTATAGGTAATCCAACTGTAGTTGGTACACAGACTACACAGGCACTTTATAATACCACAGCTACAACACTTAATTTTGCTGGTGCAGCCACAGCATTAGTGGCTGGTGCTACAACAGGTCTAGCCAGTATCAGAAATGCGGTAATTAATTTCCCTAACGCCACGAGTTATGTTACTGATCAGATTGATATTAATATACTCAATGCAAACGTTTTACAAGCGAATATTTTAGGCTCTGCTAATAGTATAACTATCGGTTCAACTCTAGGATTTACTACTGTAAGACATAATTTAGAAGCACAAGGATTATTATTTGCTGAAAATCCCGCAGAGGCTACTTCAGAAAGCTCAGGTGGTTTAATTGCATTTGGTGGTGCTGGTATCGCTGGTAATTTATTTGTAGGTAACAGTGCGGTATTTAACAACAAACGGTCTACAGGTACTTTTGAAATCAAATCATCTACGTCTGGTAACGTAGCGTTCTTTGCTAATTTAAGTGGTGGTACTGCTACAACGGAAAGCGTGATAATTGGTGGCGGTAATACGATAGTGCAAGCTGGTGTTACATTGAAGGTAAACAGTCGAACAACAATGATGATGCCAGTAGGACCAACGTCAGCTAGACCAAGTAGTTTGTTTGGTTCTGGTTATGACGTAGCTGGTATGATGCGATTTAACAGCACTATTAATAATTTGGAATTCTATGATGGAACAGACTGGCAAGTTACAGGTAGTGCATTTACTGTAATCAGTGATCGACAATTCTCAGGCAACGTAGCTGGCGGATTTGGTAACGTTGACGGAACCAACACAGTCTTTACGATCCAATCAAATGCAACCACATCAGGCTCCATAGTAAGTATTAACGGTGTTATGCAATTCCCAACATTGGCATATTCAGTCAGTGGTGATCAACTCACATTTACAGAACCACCTGCACCGGGAGACGTTATTGATGTTAGAATTTTAACAACCACTACCACAGTTGGATCATTAACCAATGGTAACGGGGCTAATCAGTTAGTTGCTGATGATGATGGCGTCAGTATTTTCACAGGACCCGGTGGTGGATCTGTAGAAAGACTTTTTGTGGATATTGGTGGTAACATAAATGTCCTAGCTGGTAGTAAAATTACCTATGACCAAACACCTAAACAAGTCACTAGTACTAATTTAACATTGTTAGACAGCTTCTCAGCTAACGCTTATACCACAGCCAAGTATATAGTTTCAATGAAACAAGGTACTGGTAATGTACAGGCCATGGAAGCACTATTAACACAAAGCACAGTAGGTACAACTGCTGGTACTGCTTATGTTACTACCTACGGTATTGTTAATACTGGTAACACCATGGGTACATTGGCTGCCAACGTTGACGTTTCAGGCAGTTGGACTGTTAATATGTGGTTGATACCAAACAATCAAACAGCGATCAGCAACGTAAAAGTAATGACTACATACATCGTTTAATAGGTGAACTATGCTTCAAACAGATAAGAAGTATCGTAAGGATTACACAGGCGAAGATATTATCGTTGAACGCAAACACGAAGGTAGTGTTTGGCACACCACAACAGAAACAATACCTAATGCCATAACTAATAATCAAATAAGTGATCGTGCTGTGGTCATTGGGAACGGTCCTAGTAGATTAGATTTCAATCTACAGAATTTAAAAAAACCTCAAGGATTATTGGGCGCAACAACAGCACAAACATATGGATGCAATGCACTGTATAGAGATTTTACTCCAGATTTTCTAATAGCCACAGGCAATAATGGGATCGTAGATGAAGTAGCTAGCAGTAAGTATGTAGAAAATAACATAGTGTATACAAATGCTATACACTTATTAGAGCATCCTGGAAAATTTTATCTTATCCCTTATGATCCTTATGCTGATAGCGGCACGACTGCTGCCTACATAGCTGCCTTTGATGGACATAAGAAAATTTATTTGGTAGGATTTGATGGTCATGATTTAGATGGTCATAATAATAATGTCTATTCAAATACCAATGGATACGATCCTAAATGGAATTTTGATATAGAAAATCAAAAATGGATCGACAACAGAGTGCAACTCTGCAATATTTATTCTGATGTAGATTTTGTTTGGGTTACTAAGATGGGCAAAAACACTATGCCAGAGAAATTAAAATGGTGTAACAATTACCGTCAAATAACTTTTAGAGATCTAGTATTAGAGTGTGATCTATAACAAAACTGTTTCTAAAGTTTTTATTTTATCAACCACAGATTTAAAATTTATAGTTCTCCAAACTCCGGGATGTAAAGGTTTTGGATGATCATCTAAACTTACCCAACAATAACCTCTATGTTCATAATTTAGTTCCGGAACGAATTCATTATCTATAGGTATGAGGAATGTGTGATAACTAAATTTTTCGTTATCACTGGTAAATTTTTCTATTGGAATAACTTTTACGTTATGAAACTCATATCCTAATTCTTCTTTAAGTTCACGGGTCAGTGAATCTAATATGTGTTCATTGGCATCGATCTTACCACCAGCCAGCCCCCAAGTTCCTGAATATTTGCTGGTATTGCGCAGTAGGAAAAGATAACGATGTGTTGAGATTGAGTAGATGAAGGTGCCTACACCTTCTATATGACTAGGGTCCAAAGTCCTTCCTTGTATTCGCCCTCGTAGCTTTTCACCCATTGTTGATTTGACCACTTGTATTGAGTTCCAGTATTGAGATTACTTACATATTGTAATGTATTATCGGTCTGGCTGTCAAATGAAACATTCCAACGTGTACCATTGTATTGGATAATATCGTTGGCATAGGCTATTAGTTGGGCGCCATCTGTACCACGCCAAATTGGCGCATCATTACCCGGAGCATTATCGTAACTACCAATGTCATTTAAGATAAGATATCTAGTACCATTTACCGCAGATTGTGCAAGGCTAACTGCTGATGATTTCGTCGGGTCAACGATAGCATCAATCGGAGCAAGGGT